TGAATCCAGCGTTGCCTGAGTTGTTTGAGCTTACCGCATAGACCATAGGGCTGCCTGCGAAGGAGCGGGTGGTCGGCTGCTGGTTGATGGTAATAGCCATTACTTGTACTTTTTATTCAGTTCGTTGATGGTGAACTCCAAGAAGTCCTCCACGTCAAGGCCGTAGGCCTGCTGCACCTCAGCAGGTAGCTTCTCGAATCCCAGATTAAAAGGGCGGGAGTAGAAGTCGGAAGGCTCGATTCCTTTGGCCTTAATCTTTATCATCACCTTGCGAGCGGTCTCAGCATACGAAAGGAGCTTGCCCTTGTTATCACGGAACTGAAAACGCCTGCGAGCAACCCACGCATAGATGGGTCCGAATGGGGGCATTTTCCCTGCCTTACGTCCCTTATCTACCCACTCACCATACTCAGCCATCAAGAAGTCAAAGTCGAGGCTATTAGGGCCTGTGGTGACTTTGTAGTCGAGCGAGTTGTAGAGGTTATTGGTGACGTTCTTTTTTTTGCGGGTTAGGTTCTTGCGGCTTTCAGCAACGAGGTACTTCCCGAACTTCTCAAGAGCAAGTCGGGTATTCTCCGCTTTTTTGAGGTCAGGGCTACCCTTAGCCATTTAGCAGATGATGGTCGGGTTGGGCGTTTCGATTTGCAACGTGGCCTTCCACCCGCAGAGCGTGTTCTCGAAGTCCTCATCAAACGGCTCGCAGGTAGGGTCGTTGACAAGGCGGAAGCCATCAGAGTACAGGTCACCCCTGCGGAGGGAGGCAATCATCTGCTGGAGCGTGAATAGGCTGCGGTGGTAGATGTCTTGCTTCTGCGCTACGCCCTCAAACGAGTAGGGTTCTACGTTCGGGTCTTGCTTGGAGTAGTCCACCACATCCATCACCAGCACGTCAATCGAGTAGGTCACCGTGCGCTCTTGGATGTCTGCCGTTCCCGTGAGGATATGGCACAGAGGGAACAGGGTCATCTTACGCATATCCACGTCAAAGATGTTGCCCCACGTTACCGAGTTCACATACGATGCGGATTCGGCTGCTGATTGCAGAGCCTCGCATACCTGATAGTAGCCGTACTTCATAAATAGAAAACCCCTTAGCGGCTATTCTGCCGTGAGAGCTGGGCCTCCAGTTTCGCCTTGTCGGTTTCGTAGGTAACCCACATCAGGCATTGGTACAGAGGTAGGTCGGTTACCGCTTCAAGATTTTGTACAGACCCCGCAGCGAGTTGATGGATGACTGCATACCATCCCCATCGTTTTCCGAATGCGGTTCTTGCATCGAGGATTTCTCTTGTTTCGCCACTTGCCTCAAATAGGTCAGAGAAGACATTTGCAGTCCTATCTCTAAACGATAAAAAAAAAGCAGCGCACCTTGTACAATGTCCATCGTGATGTCCTCGAATGCTGCTCCATCGTGCTTGTCTGGGTGGTACTTTTCTATCTCGTGCCGACCATACTGCTCCTTTACCACAGGGCGGTACAAGATGCCCAGCCACTTGTGGGCGTTCTTGATGGGGTCTTTCATATACTCCTCCAAGTCCACGAACTCACCAAGCGAGATGTCCTCCAGCTTGGGATGGAATCCGTACTTCTTGTCACCGATGGTCACGAACCGCTGGAGCGGTGGGTTCTCGGTGAACACCCCTGCGATGATGGTCTTGATGTCTTCCAGCTCGCTGATAGGGAACGAGGCTTGCTCATCCTTATCGATGCCGCAGAAGATAGCAAGGGCCAAGTCCTCAGCGGTGTCATCGGTAGGGTTGGCTCCCATAAACCTCTGGAAGTCCTTGAGCTTGATGTCAGCCCATACGGTTGGGACACTTATTGTGCGTAGCATTGTTGGCGGGTGTTGTTGATATTCTCAATAGAGTAGAACTGCACATCCTTATGCAACTGCTCGGCTAAGGCATTGCATCGTTCGGGGTCGAGGTTCTTGAGTTGCTCCTCCCAATCGGCAGGGCCTTTGCATAGGATGGAGTTACTCTCGTTTAGGAAGGGCGTGTATGGGTGCATATCCTGTGCGATGATGCACGTCTTGGTGAAGCCAGCCTCGATAGCCTTGAGGTTAGACTTGCATCGGTTGAATGCGCTTGGCGCAAGAGGTGCGATACTGACGTGAATCTTCTTGTAGAGCTTGCCGTAGTCAGACCAATCAGCACGCTCGAACTCATTAGAGGCGTTTAGACGCTCTTTGTAGTGTGGGATGCAGTACGAGTTCATTCCGCCTAAATTGATGCGATTATACGCCAAGTCCTCATCGTGGTGCAACGCACCCATATAACCCACGTTGAAGCCCTCCTCCTTCTCGATGTCCTCCCATTGCCCCCTGCGGGTGTCGATGGCGTTAGGCAGAATCCAGATAGGCACATACGGATTCTCCTTCTGTATCTTCTCAGCGAGGTAGGCGTTGGTGGTGTGTATCTCATCGGCTATCTTGATAGTCCAGATGATGTCCTGCGTTTTTTGGCTGCTGCGGTTTGCGTGGCTGCGGGGCAGTAACCACCAGTCATCGAGGTCGAGGATGAGCTTGATGTTGTTCTTCATCAGCATCGCTTTGAACGCTCGGTGGTTCTTCGAGCTTACGCCACGATTTACCACGAGGTGGGTCATCACATCCTTGTACTTATCAATCTCATCAAGCTGCCCGAACTTGACTAAGAAGCCCCGCATCAGCAGGTCTTCGTATGGTATCTGGAGTCGGTGGTAGAACACTCCACCCTGTTGGCCTGCTACAAAAATCATCGTACCGAGTAACGTCCGAAGTTGGGGTTGGACTTTTTGTTAAAGATAGCGTATCGAGCTGCATCGATAGCGTGGTTGAATGCGTCTACTGGCTTGTTGAGTAGGTTGCCGTTCTTGTCTTCGGTCCACTTATAGTTCTCCATCTCCTTGCGTAGATTGCTGCTTCGTGGTGTGACATACAGCTTGTAGCGCTTCATTATATCGATTCCTGCGTTGACTGAATCTGCGCCCTTGATGGTCGGCTTTACGTTGAAGCCTCTGCGGTACAGCTCCTCGATTGATTTAGGTTCTGCGCTATCGGCATACACCTCGCTCCGCCTATCGATGCTAAGTGAGCTGAACACATTGGCGATGTCGTTATTGGTCATCCCTGTGCGGTATACAAGCTCATCGAGATACAGGCCTCCGTTATGTTCGTATGCTGCGACAAGTGTGGTAGGGTCGTTCGTGAAACCAAAGTCCATTCCGTATGCCAGAAGGCTCGCTGATTCAGGTATGTCGTTAGTGCCGAATTGGAAGATGGTGGCTCGGCTTAATCCTCGTTCACCCAATCCATAGACACGCCAGTAGTCCTCATCGGTATCTCTTAGGCGCTCAATCTCTGCTATGATTGTAGGGTCAAGGAATTTGTTGTCCTTGTATGTTGTTTGATAGAAGTCGCAGTCGTCACGTGGAATCACCCTATCGTATATCCAGTGAAAGGCATCGGATGGATTGTAGTCAAGTATGACCTTTCCGTCAGTACGGAAGATGAGCTGTTGCCAGTCCTCGTAGAACAGCTCGTTGGCTTCGTTGATGTACAACAGGTTGCGCTTGCGGCCTCGTATCTTCTGCGGCTGGTCAAGCGAAATAAACTCCACAAGGTTGCCGTTGAGGTAGTACTCGTGGTTGGAGCGATTGTGCAGCTCCTCAAAGTAAAGGCCGTGCTGTTTTAGGATTTCAAAGAAGTCCCTCATCACCGAAGCACGCAGCGATGGAAACGACTTACGGCAGATGGTTATGACCTTGCCTTTGTTCCTATCGGTGTAGAAGAAGATTATCCACAGCAGAATGTTGTATGTCTTTCCGCTGCGGGTACCACCTTGTTCGACCGTGATGCGTTTGTCAGAGCGTACAAGATGACCGAATACCTTATTCGTGTAAATCTTCGCCAAGAATCTCTATTTCAAACAGGCTGTCGTTGAGCTGTTGCACTTCGTGGCGCTCTACGTAACCTCGTTTCTTGCCTTTGGTCTTTAGGTAGAAGATGGTCGCTGTTGCGCTTCCATCTGCGATTTGTTTGTGGAGCTGACTCTCTGCAAAGTCAAGCGCTACATTTTGAAGGTCATCGACTGCCGCTTTGAATTGAGCATCCTCGTTGTAGTAAAGATAGTAGGTGCCCCGAGAGACACCTACTTTCTTACAAGCCGTAGTCACTACACCAAGCGATGCTTCCAGCGCTTCGAGCAGTGCCTTTTTGGTATGTTCAACTTTGTTCATTTAATCATACTCATAAACTCGTGGCGAGGCATATCGTCATCCTTGAATATGCCTACCATCTTAGAGGTGGTGGTGTACACATCGTGTTTCTTTACGCCTCGCATAGCCATACACAGGTGCTGCGCTTTTAGAACTACTGCTACGCCCTTTGGGTTTAGTTCGTTCATTAGGCGGTCTGCTACCTGCTGGGTGATGCGCTCTTGGTTTTGAAGCCTGCGGCTGTATGTTTCCAGCGTACGGGCCAGCTTGCTCAAGCCTACAATCTTTCCATTGGGGATGTAAGCGATATGGCCTACGCCAAAGAATGGAGCGAGGTGGTGCTCGCAGAGCGAGTAGAATGGAATGTTGGTTTGGATAATCATCTCATCCATTCCTTCCGAATCGAAGGTGGTGAAGTTAAACGCAGGCGGATTGAGAAACTCCTCCATAAACTTGAGGTACCGCTTAGGCGTTTCCTTTAGGCCCTCACGAGTAGGGTCTTCTCCGAGATACTGAAACACTCGAACGAGGTTGTCTTGTACTTCTGTGTCTTCTTGCTTCTCAAAGGGGAACACCAGCCATTGGTTTTGTAGCTCCACTCGCTTGTCGTATAGCCCAATGAAGGGCTTTTCTGGGTAAAGTTTTTTATACTTTTCGGCTGTTGCTCCGCTGTCGATTAGGTCGTCAATGATAACGTCTGCCTCCTCTGGAGTCATTACTGCCTTGCCTGTCATAGCGGCAATGACGGCACCGCCACGAGGCACTCCGTAGTAGGTTAAACTTTTGTCGAGCTTGTCGATGCGAGCGTACAGCTCCTCCCAAGTGATTACGTACTTCATACTCCAGTCTTTTGATTCCAGATTTCAATGTGTAGTCGTGTGCTGAATCGTAAATGATTGTCTCTTGCAAGCTCAGCCACGTACAGCTTGTTTTGAGATAGTAGTTCTTGGTTCTCTCCTGCTGGCATTAACCACACCTTGTACTTGTCAACCAAAGGTAAGTACAGCTCACTGACCTCATTCCAGTCCTTTTCGTTTGCGATTACAAACTTGAACATCGTATGGACTTTGTTGAGCTTGGTGATGACACGCTCGTTGTAGGTCATTGACTTGTCGTTGCCGCTGTTGGATAGCTTAGGACTACAATTGAATTGGTCAATGGAGCGAAGCGTTTCTTCAGATGGCTCGATTGTGCCGTTTGTTT